AGTCTATTAAATTAGAGTTTATGAAGTGGGTTAAAGCAGGAGGTAAAACATTAAAGGGTCTCGTCAGAAGAAGAGAGGCTGAGTCAGTATTATATTTTAAAAAATAAAACATGCAACTAAGTAAAAATTTAGCATTGTCAGAAGTAACTCGTAGCGAAACTGCAAAACGTAAAGGCATTAGCAATATGCCAACACCTGAACACATTGAGAACTTTAAGAAGTTGGCTGAGAAGGTCTTTCAACCAATCCGTGACCACTTCGGTAAGCCTATCCGTATTTCATCTGGATACAGAAGCAAAGCTTTAAATACTGCGGTTGGGGGCTCATTGTCCAGTCAACATTGCACGGGTGAAGCGATTGATATTGACATGGATGGTACTGACATTACAAATGCTCAGATCTTCCACTTCATCAAGGACAATCTAGAGTTTGACCAAATGATTTGGGAATTTGGAACAGATACTAATCCTGACTGGGTTCATGTTAGTTATGAGTCTACCGGTAAACAACGCAAACAAATTCTTGTTGCTAAGCGTTCAGGAAGTAAGACTGTTTACGTTCCATACAAGTAACATTTTTTTTGTTAACTTTGCTACATGAAGAAAATTGAACAGTCAGCCAAGAAGGATATTAAGGTTAGTCGCCCTGGCGTTCATGCTAAAAGCAAAACGTCAAAGTTAAAGTCTTCTAAGAATTACGTAAAGAAAAATAAAGGCCAAGGAAGATGAAAGTACAAAATTATAACACTGAAACTCCAAGCACAGGATCAAAAGTATTTGGTTCTAATGCTGCTGGTAATACTGTTAATTTCAGCGTACCAGCTTTGTTGGCTTTAAATCAATCTCCTTCAGTTGTCGTAACAAATGCGCTAACTGCCGCTACGTTGACAAACGTAAACACGTACTTCACTGGAACAGCTGGACCGTCTTTTTCGGTTACTCTTCCAGCCGCTAGCTCAAATCTTGATGGCGTTAAGTATGTTGTTATGTCAACAGCTACTCGTGCAACAACAACTTGGTCTTCAAGTGGCGCGTCGGTTGTTGGTGCACCGTCTACACTTACGGCAAATACACCAGTATGCTTGCAATACAGCCATACATTTTTAACTTGGTATATATCAATCTAATATAATATGAATAAAATCACAAAAGAAGAGCTCGACAAATTAGTCGCAGCCAACAGAATGTATCGCGATTTAAAGTTCGCTGTCGCTGACATTGAAATGTCTTTTGAGCGCCTTAAAGAGCAGAAGACTTTAACCATGGAACAACTTAAGGGAGCCACTATGGATCTTTCTGTCACACAGCAGGAGATCTATGATAAGTATGGCGATGTTCAGGTAAACCTTTTAACAGGTGAGTATAATTAGAAAGATATCTATTGGTCCTGATTACATGAAGTGTATGCACTACATGGTTGGTCAGGAGATCCTCGATAAGACTTGGAAGATTAATACCATCAGAGTAGAATCAGATGGTAGTATCTGTGTTTGGATTATTAAGGAAGGAGAGATTATACGATGGAAGTCTTTCTCTCCAACAATGCCAATTGCAATTGAGTATAAAATAGACTACTGATGAAATCCCCATACTGCTTCATTGTAGAACCAATTGGTCTGAGGCGGTACGATAACATTAAGAAGTTTGGTGATACCGACTTCGTAATTAGTTCCTCCCAAGAAGACCACAAGGCTTCTAATCGTTTTGCAAAAGTAATTGCAACACCTATTTACTATAACGGTCCTGTACAACCAGGAGACACCGTCATAGTTCACCACAACGTATTTAAGTTCTATAACGACATGAAGGGCCGTCAAAAGAGCAGCTGGAATTACGTCATGGACGATATGTTTTTAGCTGAGCTTGATCAGGTCTATGCGTTTAAGCGTGATGCTGATTGGCAGGCCGTTGAGCCATTTGTGTTCATTAAGCCTGTACCATCAGAGGATAAGGTGTTTAGCACAATAGGTGGATTCGAAGAGTTGTGGGGTGAGGTTGTTTATCCTAGTAATGATTTTGTATCTAAAGGAGATGTCGTATCTTTTACTCCAGATAGTGAGTATGAGTTTAGGATAGATAATCAACTACTCTATAGAATGTATAATAAGAACCTATGTCTGATACAAAAATAAGAATCATAGAGGCTGGTAAGAAGGCTATAAATGAACTGATCAAGGTTCTTGAGCAACCTATCATTACACATGCTGAGGACGATATATCTGCCGATAAGATGAAAAATGCTGCCTCTGCTAAGCGTTTGGCGTTTGAGGATGCCATGTTTATGCTTCTAAAGATTGATGAGGAGGAGAACAAACAATCTGAAACTCCAATAGCTGAGGTTACTCTAGGAAAGAGTGGTTTTGCTGAGGGTAGAGCAAAGATGAAGAATGGAAAATAATCTGTACCGTATAGTCACTGACCATGTTCACAAGACTGCTCTTACTACTAAGAATAGCAAGAAAAGTTGGGATTATGGGTACAATAAGGAATATGATATTATTGTTATATCTAAGGATGGAACCATTGGCGAAATCTATGAGATAAATGGTCTAAAGATCGCAGTTCCGGCAACTCCAAAAAATATAGACGACCGCGGCAACAAATGGGTTGCACAAGAGTATCCTGCTGAGTTGCAAAAAATAAAATCAATATTTGATTGGAACCGTAGAGACAATTCGTTCAAGTCTAAGTATGTCGATATGATCGAGACTGAGTTTGATCGAAGAGAGTATGGTTATTGGTTTAAGAACAATGGTAAGCCAACATATATTACAGGAACACACTACATGTACTTACAGTGGACCAAGATTGATGTTGGTCTTCCTGACTTCCGTGAGTCCAATCGAATATTCTTTATATTCTGGGAGGCTACCAAAGCAGATAGTAGATCATTTGGCATGTGCTACTTAAAGAACCGTCGTTCTGGCTTCTCGTTTATGTCTTCAGCTGAGACGTCTAACACAGGTACAATTGTTAGAGACTCTCGTATTGGTATATTGTCAAAGACAGGTGCCGATGCTAAGAAGATGTTTACCGATAAGGTAGTGCCTATCGTTAGAAATTACCCCTTCTTTTTCAAGCCGATCCAGGACGGTATGGATAACCCGAAGACGGAGTTAGCCTTCCGTGTTCCTGCAAGTAAGATTACGCGCAAGAATATGGATGAGGAGCGCGATGATGACATAGAAGGGTTAGATACTACCATTGACTGGAAAAATACAGCAGACAACAGCTATGACGGTGAGAAGTTACTTCTACTTGTTCATGACGAGAGTGGTAAGTGGGAAAAGCCTGAGAACATTCTAAACAACTGGCGAGTTACTAAAACGTGTTTACGATTAGGTTCTAAGATCATTGGCAAGTGCATGATGGGTTCTACGTCAAATGCACTCAGTAAAGGTGGGGAGAACTTTAAAAAGTTATACTACGATAGTGACCCAACCAAGCGATCTGCAAATGGTCAGACAAAGTCAGGGCTCTACAGTCTATTTATCCCCATGGAGTGGAACATGGAGGGCTTTATTGATGAGTATGGATGGCCTGTGCTTGATGATCCAAAGAAACCAATCTTAGGTATCGATGGCGAGGATATAACAATGGGTGTTATTACTTATTGGAATAATGAGGTTGCTGCACTTAAGACTGACTCAGATGCACTCAATGAGTTCTATCGTCAGTTCCCTCGCACAGAGTCACACGCGTTTCGTGATGAGTCAAAGTCATCACTATTTAATCTGACAAAAATTTACCAACAGATTGACTATAATGACTCTTTAATTAAAGATCAGGTGCTTACTAGAGGCTATTTCCATTGGAAAAACGGTGAGCAAGACAGTGAGGTTATTTGGACGCCTGATCCAAACGGAAGATTCTTGGTTTCATGGATTCCTGAACAAGCTATGAGAAATAGAGTGATTGTGAAGAATGGGAGAAAATCACCAGGTAATGAACATATCGGTGTGTTTGGATGTGACCCTTATGATATATCAGGCGTAGTTGGAGGTGGTGGATCTGCCGGAGCACTTCATGGATTAACTTCGTTTCATATGGAGAACGCTCCAACTAATCATTTCTTTTTAGAGTATATTGCCCGTCCTCAGACTGCTGAGATATTTTTTGAGGATGTTTTAATGGCTTGTCATTTCTACGGAATGCCTATACTTATTGAGAACAACAAGCAGCGACTACTCTACCATTTCAAAAACAGGGGATACCGAGCATTCTCTTTAAACAGGCCAGACAAACATATATCTAAGCTATCAAAAACAGAACTAGAGCTTGGCGGCATACCTAACTCATCAGAAGACGTTAAGCATGCGCACGCTAACTCTATCAACACATATATTGAAGAGTATGTTGGCCTTGATCAAGAGGGAACATATAGAGACTCAGACACTATGGGAGATATGTATTTTAATAGAACATTGAATGACTGGGCTCGATTTGATATTAATAACAGGACAAAACACGATGCTTCGATTAGCTCAGGACTCGCGATTATGGCGTCCAGAAAACACTTGTTTATACCTAAGAAAGAGGAATCTAAAATAAGTGTTAAATTTGTAAGATATAAGAATACAGGCATTAGAAGCGAAATCATCGAATAATGGATAAACCATCAGTTGTTATCTCTGCACTACCTTTCCCGGACCAGATGGCTCCAGACGAGGTTAAGGCTACATATGAATATGGTCTAAAGGTAGGTAAAGCCATCGAAGGAGAGTGGTTTAAGAGGAAATCAAACTCAAGTAGATTTTATCAACAGTGGGGTGAATTCCACCGTTTGAGACTATACGCTCGTGGAGAGCAACCAGTACAAAAGTATAAAGATGAGCTTGCCGTCAATGGTGACATATCTATGCTCAACCTAGACTGGACTCCTGTTCCTATCATCCCTAAGTTTGTTGACGTTGTCGTAAACGGAATGATAGACCGACCATATACTGTAAAAGCTGAAGCTCAAGATGTAATGTCTGCAGAGAAGAAGAATATCTTCCAGGATATGATCGAGGCTGATATGGTTGCTAAGGACTTCCTTACACTTACGCAGGAGCAGTTTGGCATTGATGCTTTCAATGTTAATCCTGATGAGTTACCTGCAAATGATCAGGAGTTGTCATTGTACATGCAGATGAACTACAAACCATCTGTCGAAATTGCCGAAGAGATTGCTATTGACACTGTCATGAAAATGAATGAGTACGAAGATACACTTCGTCTCTACTATTATGACGTTACTACTCTCGGTCTTGGCGTTGTTAAGCATGAGTTCTTAATTAACGACGGCGTAAAAGTTGAGTATGTAGATCCAGCAAACTGGATTCACAGCTATACAGAAAAGAATGACTTCTCAGATTGTTTTTATTTTGGTGAGGTTAAGCAGGTGCATTACACTGAGCTTCTAAAAATGAATCCAAATCTAACAGATGAGGAGCTTACTGAAATTAAGAATGCTGGATCAGCATGGTATGACTACTTCCCTGTAGTTAGAAACTACCAAGATGATGCATTCTTGAATGAGGTTGTAACGTTATTGTATTTTAATTACAAGACACACAAGAAGTTTGTTTGGAAGAAGAAGATTCTTGAGAACGGAGGTGAGCGAGTTATTCGTAAAGAAGATACGTTCATGGCTCCAAACGGTGAATACTTTGAGGTAATTGAAGCAGTTCGCGACGTTTGGTATGAAGGTGTTCTTGTTGGTGGATCAAACATAATGATCAAGTGGGAGATGATGAAGAACATGGTTCGTCCTAAGTCTGCATCACAGCGCGCACTTCCAAACTATATTGCTTACGCTCCACGTTACTATAAAGGAAACATTGAGTCGTTAGTTCGACGCATGATTCCATTTGCTGATCAGATTCAGTTGACACACTTGAAGCTACAGCAGGTTATGGCTCGCATTGTTCCTGATGGTGTATTTATCGATGCCGATGGTATTAATGAAGTTGACCTAGGTACAGGTGCAGCATACAATCCTGAGGACGCGCTCAATCTATACTTCCAAACGGGTAGTGTGATTGGTCGATCTTATACTACAGAGGGTGAGTTCAATAATGCTCGCATTCCTATCCAAGAGCTAAATACAAATAGTGGTCAGGCTAAAATGGCTGCCCTTATCGGTAACTACAACCACTACTTAAATATGATCCGCGATGTGACGGGTGTAAATGAGGTGCGTGATGCATCTACACCACATCCAGATGCATTGGTTGGTGTTCAAAAACTTGCGGCACTAAACTCAAACACAGCTACTCGCCACATCTTAGATGCTGGTATCATCACAACTAGACGTGTAGCTGAGTGTATTTCTATACGTATTGCAGACATCTTAGAGTATTCTGACTTTGCTGAAGAGTTCGCTATGCAGATTGGTAAGTATAACCTATCGATCTTACAGGACGTTAATGAGTTATACCTACATGACTTTGGTATCTTTATTGAGGTAGCTCCAGATGAAGAGCAAAAAGCTCAGCTTGAGCAAAACATTCAAATGGCACTACAGCAGCAAACGATTGATCTTGAGGATGCAATTGATATCCGTATGATCAACAATGTTAAGCTTGCCAATGAGATGCTTAAGATGAAGCGTCGTAAGCGAATGGAGCAAAAGCAGAAAGAGAAGGAGATGGAGTTCCAAATGCAGATGCAGACAAACATTCAATCTTCTCAAGCAGCTTCTGAAGCCAAGGCGCAGATCATTCAATTGGAAGGTCAAACCAAAGCGCAGATCAAGCAGATGGAAGTTCAAGGTGAAATCCAAAAAATGCAAGCTGAGTCTGAACTCAAGAAAGAATTAATGGCTATTGAGTTCCAATACAACATGCAACTTAATGGCATGCAGATGCAAACATTAAAAGATCGTGAGGCTGAAAAAGAAAAGGCAAAAGATAAGCGAGTAGACCTACAGGCTACACGTCAGTCTGAACTTATTAACCAACGACAAAACAACCTGCCTCCGCAAAACTTTGAGAGTACAGAGGATTCCCTAGATGGCTTCGATTTAGAGTCATTCGGGCCTAAATAAATAATTATTAACTTTGTTGAAAATTTAATTAAATGGAAGGTGAATTTAAAGTGAGAGCTGTAGATTTCGAAGAGAAGTCTGTAGCCGAAAAAGAAGCAGAGCTTCTTGATGGTTTAGAAGATCATAGCGGTGATCAAGATACAGTTAAGATTGACTTATCGCAAGATCAACAACCAGCAGAAGACCAACAATTAGAACCAGATCCGGTAGAACCAGATCTAGATGATAATAAAGTTCTTTCATATCTTGGTAAAAGATGGAACAAAGAAATTACATCTTTGGATGAATTAGTTCAAGAGCGCGAACAAGCTGAAGAACTACCTGAAGATGTGTCTGCGTTCCTAAAATACAAAAGAGAAACAGGACGTGGTATTGAAGACTTCATGAAGTTGAATGTCGACTACAGTGCCATGGACGAAGATTCTCTACTTTATCAATACGCTAAAGATCAAAACCCAGAGCTTGATGCTGATGAGGTTAGGTTCGAATTAGAGTCCAAGTTTTCATACGATGAAGACTTTGATGATGAGAAGCATATTAAAAAGGTAAAGTTAGAGAGAAAAAAAGAGCTGACTAAGGCTCGTGAGTACTTTAATAAACTTAAAGAACAGTACAAGGTTCCGCTTGAGTCAAGGGAATCCTTTGTTCCGCAAGAAGAAAAAGAAGCTTACGAATCTTATAAGCAATATAAACAAACCGCGACTAGCGAGCAAGAGGAGCAACAAAAGCGGTCTAAGTATTTCGCTGAGAAGACGAATGAATTATTCTCTGATAAGTTTGAAGGTTTCAAATTTAATATTGACGAGAATAAAGCAGTAACGTTCAAGCCAGCAGATGCAAAGACACTCCTTAATGAGCAGTCTTCATTAAGTAACTTTGTAAATAAGTTCTTAAACGAAGATGGCTACCTAAAGGATGCTGAGACGTTCCATCGAGCAATAGCGATTGCTTCGAATCCCGAAAAGTTTGCAAAGTTCTTCTATGAGAAAGGCATGACAGAGGCTGTTGAGACAGTTTCTAAAGAGTCTAAAAATATTGACATGACTCGTCAAGCCACTCAGGTAACTAACAAAACTGACGGAACATTCCAAGTAAGAGCCGTAGAGTCTGGTTTCGGTAACAGATTAGTTATTAAACAAAAACCTAAAAACTAGAAAAAATGGCTGGTACATTACAGGTATCTCCGGGTGTAAATTTAACTCCGAGTTCCGTTAAGGCAACATTGCCTACAAACTACATTACTAACTTTGACTTCTTGAATCAGTATCTTCCTGATACTTATGAGCAAGAATTCGAGCGCTATGGTAACCGTTCAATCGCATCTTTCTTGCGTATGGTTGGTGCCGAGCTTCCTACTAACTCTGACTTGATCAAATGGGCAGAGCAAGGTCGTCTTCACACTAAATACACTGCGGTTACTGCTGTTGGTGCTACTGCTGGTGACGATACAGTTGTCTTTGATATCGGTACAGGAACTTGTGTTTTCCGCATTGGTCAAACTGTATTCCTTTCAAACAACGCATCTTCTACATCTTCTTACAAAGGTGTAATCACTGCGCTTCCTGCATCTGATCGTTTCACTGTTGCTTTCTACAATGCTTCTGGTATTGCTGCTGGTGACACTGGTGCTACATTCACTGCATTTGTTTACGGTTCTGAATTCCAAAAAGGTACTAGCGGTATGCAAGGATCTTTGGAAGCACAAGATTTGTTCTTCGATAACAAACCAATCATCATCAAAGACAAGTACACTGTTGCTGGTTCTGACATGGCTCAAATTGGTTGGGTTGAAGTAACTACTGAAAACGGTGCTACAGGATACTACTGGTATATGAAGTCTGAGCATGAGACTCGTCTACGTTACGAAGACTATCTTGAGATGTCAATGGTTGAAGGCGTTCCTGCTGAAGTTAACTCAGGTGCAGCTGCTGCATTAGGAAGTGCTGCTTACCCTGCTGGATCTACATTGCCTTACAATGCAGGTACTCAAGGTATGTTTGCTGCTATTGAATCTCGTGGTAACGTTTGGGCAGGTGGTAATCCATCTTCTTTGGGCGACTTTGATACAAT